ATCAACTGCACAAATTGTAAATAACCTACAGTTTATTGCAGGTACTGTTTCTGGTAACGTAGCTACTGCACGTTTTGGTGGTGGCACAGATAATGTAAGGTATAATATTACATGCCGTATCAATACGACTCAGGGGTTGACGTATGAACGTTCTGTAACACTACCGATTAGGAATAGATAAATGGCATATGATTTTCTTGGCTTAGTTAACGACATAAACCACAGGTTAAATGAAGTAGCATTAACTTCTACAAACTTTGCAGCAGCTACTGGTTACTATAGTATAGCTAAAGATGCTGTTAACTCTGCAATAAGACATATTCAACAAGAAGAATTTGAATGGCCTTGGAATCATGTACAGTCTGATCTTGTACTAGCTGCAGGGTCTATGAAGTATTACTATCCTACAGATGCTAAGACAATCAACATGAACTCGTTTAGAATAAAGCGAGATGACAGCCTTGGTACAGGAACAGTAAAACTAAAGTCAATGGTATATGAGGAATGGTTGGAGAAGTACGCAGATGATGAGTTTAATACAAGTGCAGATATACGTGGTGTGCCTGAATTTATTGTACGTACACCTAGTAGGGAGCTAATATGTCACCCTGTGCCTGACAAGGCTTACACAATAGTGTATGAATATTACTCAATGGGTTACGATTTAGAGAACCCTTTAGATGTTCCATCGCTACCACAGCAGTACAGGTTTGCTATAGTAGATGGTGCTATGTATTATGCCTATCAGTTTAGAGGTGACACACAAGCTGCAAGTGTAGCTTTAGAAAAGTTTGAGAAACAAATAAAAGACTTACGTGTAATAAATATAAATAGAACACCATATATAAGAGACAGAAGAGTTAGTTTCTAATGCCAACACAATGGACTACATTCCCTATGGAGTTCAAAGGTGGGTTGATCTCCAACCTTACTCCACTACAACAGGGTATTAACGCTATAGGTTCAGCTACTATTTTACAGAACTTTGAGTCTGATAGAGAAGGTGGTTACAGTAAGCTAAAAGGCTATAGCAAGTTTAGTAATACAGAAGTTCCCGGTGGTGGCGAAGTTCTTGCTATGAAGGTTGTATCTTCTGGTAGAGTTGTCACAGCTAGGAAGATGGACAATGCTACTATAACAGAATACCAAACAGCTACATCTACAGTAAACGGTGCAGTATCTAATTCTACAGCAGTGTCGCTAGATAATAACACAGCTACATCCGTAGTAAATGGTGCTGTTAATAATACTACTACAGTTGCCCTAGACAAAGTACGTCTTTTTACAGGTGTGACAGGTGCTACTTCTTTAGCTGGTGCAAGTGCTACGTTTAACATAACAAATACAAATGGCACATATACAGCAGCAATAAATGCAGCAGGTACAGGCTTCAAGGTTAACGAAACAGTAACGATACTTGGTGCAAACTTAGGCGGTGCTACTTCAGCAAACAACGCAACTGTTACAGTTACCTCTGTCGGTTCTAGCGCTGTCACATACACAAACCCAACGCAGTCTGGCTATGGTGGTTCTGGTAGCAGTGCTACATTTAATATTACTAAAACAGGAACTACATACACTGTAGCGATTACTGCAGCAGGTTCAGGTTATTCAGCCAGTGAAACAATAAAAGTAGTTGGAACACAGTTAAATGGCGCTACTACAGCTAACGATGCAACTATAACGATAACTGGAGTAAATGGATCAGGCGGTATAACAGCAGCTACCATAGCAGGTACAGGTTTAGCAGAAGGTCCAGTCACAGGGGTTAGCGTTGCTGGTACTGGTGTAAGCTTTACTGGAACTATTACTAAAGGCATGGTTGTAACTGGAACAGGTATCTCTGGTGAGGTAACAGTAAAGACTGTAACAAGTCAAAATAGTATCATACTAGATACAGCAGTATCTTTAGCAAATGATGTTGTACTTAGTTTTGTTACTAACATAAAAGCTGGTATGTTTGTCACAGGTTCAGGAATATCTGGCACTGTAAAAGTATCGTCACTAACAAATCAAAACAGTATTGTGCTTGACTCAGCCCAATCAATATCCGATAATACTGTTCTTACATTTGGTACGTTTCATTCTACACAATTAAATAAAACATTATACTTTCATGGTACAGGAACTACTTGGTCACATATAGGTACAAGTTCATCTACTAATACATTAAAATGTAGGTTTGCATCTTTTAATTTTACACAAGAAGATAAAACAATATTTGTAGATAGCAAAAGTTTTCCTATCATATATAATGCTAGTGGTAATACTACAGTATCTTTAACATCTTCAAATAGTTCAGATGTACAAGGAGCAGAAAATGTTGTAGTATTTAAGAACCACGCTTTCTACTCTAAAGGTAGTAAGATATTCTTTACAGCACCTAACACAGTAGATGATTTTGCTACAAGTAATGGCGCTGGTACAATAAACGTTGGACATGATGTCACAGGTATGATAGGCTTTCGTGAACAACTTATCATATTTACTACAGACACAATTAAGAAACTAGTAGGTAATACTTCATCTGATTTTAAACTAGAACCTATAACAGACAGAATAGGTTGTATCAACCCAGATAGTATACAGGAATTTGGTGGTGACATAGCGTACCTATCTCCTGATGGTATACGTTTATTAAGTGCTACTGATCGTATTGGTGACTTGGCTCTTGATATTGCTTCTGATCCTATATACAAAGATGCTAATGAGTTTATATCACAGACAGATGTATTTTGTTCTGTACTAGTTAGAGGTAAATCTCAGTATAGGCTGTTTGCATATATACCTACTGTACAATCAGCCAGCGCAGCAGGATTGATAGCAACAAAGTTTATTGCTCAAGGTGGTAGTGGTATAGCTTGGTCAACAACAAAAGGACTCAAGGTAAACGTAGCAGACAGCACATACTCAGGCGCACAAGAAACTATTATGTTTGCTAATGATGATGGCTTCTGTTATAGGATGGACTCAGGTAACTCTTTTGATGGCAGTGCAATAGAATCTATATATGAATCTCCATTCATGCCTATTACAGATCCTCAGATACGTAAGACTATGTATAAGCTTACACTGTATGCACAACCTACAGGAACAATGAGCGTAAGCGTAAACTTTAAAATAGACTTTGATGCAGGTAATGATCCAAGTGTCATACAACCTCCAGCTATAACAGTTTCTTCTTCAGCAGCAGGAGGTGGTATTAGTTTATATGGTGCATCTACTTCTATATACGGAGGATCAGGTGTTACATATGGTGGTGTACTAGATAAGATATATAAAGAAAACCTAGTGGGATCATTTAAAACAGTGGCAATGCGTATTACAGATAATTCAACAAACCCAACCTTTACTCTTGACACAGCAGTGCTTGAGTATAGTCAACATGATAGGCAGTAACAATGGCAGGTTATACAAGACAAGCAGCAGCTAACATCGCTACAGGTAGTGTTATTGATGCTGATGATTTCAACGATGAGTACAATCAGATACAGTCAGCATTCAATGCTAGTACTGGTCATACCCACGATGGTACTGCAGCAGAGGGCGCACCTATCGAAAAGATAGGACCATCGCAGGATGTAGTTTGTACAGCATCAGTGCTTAGACCAAAAACTACCAACGCTATAGACTTAGGTACAACAGCACTACAATACAAAGACGCTTTCTTTGATGGTACAGTAAAAACAGATACACTAACTGTGGATGAGAATGCTACAATAACAGGTAACCTAACCGTAAACGGAACTTTATCTACTGCTGGCGGTGGTATAACTAACACTGCTAGAGCAGCAATAAGTGGTGGTACTGGTATAATATATAACAGTAGTACTGGTAGAATAGACTGTATTATTGATAGTCCTGCAGAAGTAAACTTAGCTAACCTGTCTAATAGTGGCAATAATCTATCAGGAAGCTTTACAGCGACAGGTAACATCACAGCTTACTCAGATGAAAGACTAAAAGAAAACGTACAAACAATAGAAAATGCGCTGGACAAAGTATCACAAATGCGTGGTGTGACTTATAACTACAAGAGTGAACTCAATGATGGTCAGCGTGGTACAGGTGTTATAGCTCAAGAGATGCAGCAAGTTATGCCAGAGGTTGTAGAAGAAGGTCAGTACCTATCTGTGGCGTATGGAAACTTAGTAGGTGTACTAATAGAAGCTGTAAAAGAATTACAAGCAGAAATTAAGGAACTAAAAGATGCCTCTGCCAAGTAGTGGTGCAATAAGTCTAAATCAAATTCATGTTGAGGCTGGTGGTTCTAGCGGTACTACTGCGTCTTTAAACGATTCTGACATACGAGCTATGATTGGTAAAGGTTCTGGAGCAACAAACTCTTTCAGCGAATATTATGGAGTTAGTGCAAGTCAACCCTCTGTTAGTTTTAGAGGTAGAGCTACAACAACATCCAATGGCTTTCCTAATGGGTATGTCAGCCTTAGTTCTGGTACAAAAGTTGTTGTTGTTACGCTTCAGTTAGCAGGTGGTCCACCCTATTATGGTAACACATATGTTAGCTTGGGTGGTAACACTATGACACAAGCTGCAAAAATAGATACCGCTAGTTCTAATACTGGTATATGGCAAGCTCGTTATACATCTGCAGTATATTATTTACAAAGCTCTCTTTCAGGATCAGTATACATTAGTGGTAATGGTGGTAGTGGTAGGTCAAATTTATATGTATATGAAATAACTGGTTATAATAGTTCTACTCCTTATGTAACTGCTACAGCACAAAATACTACTCTTGGGTATTCTGCTGGTATTACAGTTGCTAATCAATATAATGGTTTGACAATAGGTTCTGCTATTACTGAGGATAGCTTTTCCGCTACTGGTATATCAGTAAGTAATGCTGATAGTGTAGAACAAATTCACTTAGAGAGTGCTTCAGCGCACGTTGCTTGGTATGACGCAGCAACACCTAACGGTAACAGAACTTACACGGTTACTCAAACTCCTGGAAACAACGTTATATCAGGTTCAACTCTTATTCAAATGTCAGCAGCAGCATGGAAATAACAGAAGAAAAACTAGAGGATATGCTTGATCGTGCAGCAAAGCGTGGTGCTACAGCAGCATTGCGTGAGGTAGGACTACATGATGATGATGCTCGTAAAGATATAATTGAGATGCGTAACTTACTGGAAACGTGGCGTGATACACGCAGAGGTGTGTGGTCTACTATTGTAAAGATGTCAACCGTAGCAGTAATAACATTCATTGCAGCATCACTGTGGATGCAAATAGGGAAATAATAATATGGCTAAGAAATTTCTAGGGTTCAAACCTGAAACAATGCAGAACAAAATACTCCCAGCACTAGGGTATAATGGAGCAATGGATCAGAAGTCTATCAATGCTTTCTTAGCAGCTAGTCCTGCAGCAGCAGCCAAGATGGGTAAGTACACTATGGCAGCTAGACAAATGGTTGAGGGCAAGCCTGTTAATGCTTTCAAAGGCTTCTTTAGTGGTATAGCAAATGATTTAAAAATGGCAGCTAATCCATCCACACAAACTCAAGACTACAAAGATAGGACAGCAGCAACAAAAGCGTATCAAAGCAATGTATCAAAATACGGACAAGGTTTTCCAAACGCAGCAGATCTTCCACTACATATGATGACTGAAGATAGAGGCTATACTGCTGCAGATAGAGGTAGAGCTTCTATGGAAAGACTAGGTAAAGACCTATTTGGTAGAGATGCTGGTAGTGGCAGTAGTAGTGGTGGCGGTGGTGGTACACGAATTAATCTGGGTGGCATTGGAGGTAGCTCAACAATACCAGTCTCACCAACAGTTCCCGGAATTTCCACAGTAAATGGTCAATTAGTACCACAGGTAATTGTGTATGGACCAGATGGAACTCAATACCCCAATCCTCAAGCTGCTATAGATGCAGGTGTTACTAATTATACTACAACACCACCTGCAAACCCTGCTAACATGATGCCAAGTGGTTCACTACTATCACAGCAGATAGGTACTGATCCAAACAGGATGGTAACTAGAGCAGGTGTTGTAGCAGCAGACGGTGGACCAAACGCATTGTTACAACAAGGTACAGGTCAGGCAGGACAGGCAGCACAGGCAGGAGTTACAACAGCGCCGGGCGCAGCTACAGCAGCACAAATAGCTGCTATGACACCAGCGCAGTATGAAGCCTATCAATCACAGGTGGCTCTACAGACAGCTTTAGATAATTACTTAGCAGCACAAGGATCTGTTGATCCTAATTCTCTTGTTGACCCTGCACAAATGAACCCTTTTACAGCAGCAGCACTATCACTACAAGCTGCACAAATAGGAGCGCCACAAACAGTAAAAGCTCCTACTGCATTAGCTTCATCACCAGATCAACTAGTATCAGGCTCTACTGTAGATCAGGCACAGGTAGACGCTACCATAGCGAAGAACCAAGCAGCATCTGTAAAGACTGAGTTAGATACTTTGATGCAAGACTTCCAAGGTGGTAACACACCATCGTGGGCTGCAGGTGCTATGAGAAACGCTGCTTCTGCAATGGCTGCACGTGGGTTGTCAGCTTCTAGTATGGCAGGTATGGCTATCGTACAAGCTAGTATGGAAGCAGCACTACCTATCGCACAAATAGATGCAGGAAACAAACAACAGGTAGCTATGCTTAATGCTGAACAACGTGCCAGCTTTTTAGGTATGGAGTTTGACCAAGAGTTCCAAGCCAAGGTAAAGAATGCAGCACGTATATCTGAAATAGCTAATATAAACTTTACAGCAGCACAACAAATAGCATTAGAGAATGCTAAGATGGCACAGACTGTAGACCTAGCTAACCTAGATGCCAGACAAGCAAAAGTTTTGGCTGATGCAGCCACACTATCACAGCTAGATTTAGCTAACCTAAACAACAGACAGCAAGCAGCAGTGCAAAATGCTCAGTCTTTCCTTGCTATGGATATGGCTAACCTAAGTAACCAACAGCAGTTGCAGGTTATTAGAGCGCAAGAAACTGCTCAAGCAATACTTAGTGACGGTGCTGCAGAGAATGCTGCAAGACAGTTCAACGCTACATCACAAAACCAAACAGATCAGTTTTTCAGATCCCTTGGCTCACAGGTACAAAGGTTTAACGCAGAGCAGATCAACGCTATCAACCGTTTCAATGCAGGTGAAACAAATGCGCTGGCACAGTTTAACACAGCACAGACTAATGCACGTGATCAGTTCAACGCACAGAACCACCTTGTAGTTGCACAGGCCAACGCTGCATGGGCGCAAGCTATTACTACAGCAGCCAACGCAGCAGCCAACCAAGCCAATAGAGATGCAGCACTAGCTGCAAACAATCTCACATCTACAATGTATAATAATGCTATACAACGTGAGCGAGATCTGTTAGCATGGGCGTGGCAGTCTGGTGAGAGTGCAGCAGACAGAACAACAAAGATACTAGAAGCACAGATAGAAGCTAATGGCGAGTCACAAACACTACTTGAAAATGCTGCTGGTAATTTTGTTGGTGAACTTGTTAAAGGCGCAACAGGTATTATCCTCGGAAACATTACTAGCTTTGATCCATTTAAAGGCTTGGGAAAATAATATGACATACGATCCAAAGTTCTCTGTAAAACAAATGTATGACCAGTATGGTAGATCTCGTAATACTACCAAAACTGCAGGTCCAAAAGGCTTTACTAAAAAGAATACGTCTAAGCCATCTAAATCTGTTTCCCTTGGTGGGTTCGAACCAGATCCTGCACAACGTAGTTCAAGAGGACTAGGCTCTAAACCCGACTACTCTTCTAGTGCGTATGACAGTGGGTCAGACAATAATCCAAACAAAGATGAGTATGAAAGCAAGGGTCTTGTAGCTAAGTTATATGACAGGGCTGTTACTACATTGCGTAACTTTGGTGCTGATGAACCAGAGGATGTAATAGTAGATGGGCAAAGAGTATATCAAGGACCACTATTTAGAGGCTACACTCCTGACACATCTAACCTTTTTGTAGATAACAACCCAAATAGGGATATACGTGCCGTTATGCCTGATAGTACTATGAATATCTTTGGTGTAAACACAGACAACCCTAGACTAAATATGTTTGGTGTAGAGCGTAAGTCTTTCCGTAATCCTGATCCATTTATACCCCCTGTTCTACCAGAGTCACCAGCTAACATGGACCCTATGACTAGAACATTATCTCAGGCAATGATCCCACAGGCTCCACCTGTAATGGTTGACTATGAGGTTGGGTCTTTTAGAGATACAGAAAATCTTATGACAATAGTAGAAGACTTAAACAGAGATGGTGTTGATATTACGCTCGAAGAGTTAGCAAAAGCAAATGACCTTCCTGTTAATCCTGATGGATCACCTGTTGATCCGTTTGTACAAAAAGGCGAAGTAATAAAAGTACCTGTACAAGGAGGTGTAACTCCACCTAGAGAGTTTATGGATAACGAAACCAAAGCTATGCTGCAAGAAACAACACCAATTAAGGCTAACTATATAACAGAAAGTTTAAGTTCTTTAACAGGTAAACTATCCAAGGCTACTAAAGATTTAGTAAATTCATATACTACTTCTACTACTAGGGGATTAGGAACAAAAGATACAAGTACTTATAAGGTAGAACGTGGCGATACCATGTACGCCATTGCTAAAAGGCAAGGTGTTACTTTAGATACACTAATAGAAGCTAACCCTGATGTAGATGCAGATAGGATAGATGTTGGTCAAGTAATTAATATACCAAGAGGCGCTGAGTTAAATGAATTACCTCCTGATGTACAGGCAGAAGTTGCAACAGCTATTAACAATGGAGAGATAAAAACTAAAAAAGATCTTACACTAAAACTCTATGATGCCGCTACTTTCACTGGTATACCACCTATTAGACAAGGTGAAAATCTTATAAACTATTTTGCTAGAAGTGGTTTAATAGGTGCTGATGAAGCTGATCCAAAATTTGCTAAATCTTTCAAAGGATGGGGTAGTGGAATAGACCCATCAAAAACTCCTTGGTGTGCTGATTTATTAGGAAGTCTGATATTAAAATCGGGTGGAAGTATACCTAGTCGTGCAATGGAGTATAGACCAGCTTCTCAAAACTATGAATTCCTTGGTGAGACTATATATAATCACAACCCAACCACAGGTAAAACATATTCTGGTAAGCCTTCTGATGTAAAGGCTGGAGATATTTTAGTTTTTAATAATAGACTGGATGGTACACGTCAGTCTAATGGAGATTTTAAATATCCTAATAAAGCTAAAGGTAAAGGACATGTAACAGTTGTTTTAGAAGTAAGGGATGATGGCTCTATCGTAGCTATAGGAGGCAATCAATCAGCAAATGCTATTTCTTATGCAACAGGTAGAAAATCTACAGGAGGCTTGAGAGCATCCGTGTATACTCCTGAAATTATGCGACAACATTACAAGGGTGGTTTTAAAATAAACAGACTAACCGATGCTTCTTTAACACAAGCTGATCCAGAGATAGTAGCTGCTATAATAAAAGATGCTGGATTAGGAGGAGATGGACGATAAATGTTTGGATTACCACTAGAACTAATAACAATGCTTGGCTCTACCGTACTAGGTGGAGTGATGTCCATATGGGGGCAGAGCATGAAAATGAAACAAGAGCAGAACAAGATGCTCTTGGAACGTGCCAATGCTAACGCAAGCTTTGTAGCTGATGCACGTAACGCTGGAAAGACAGATAAACATTTCGCATGGACAAGAAGACTTATTGCATTATCTGCAGTCTTTGCTATAATAGTGTTGCCAAAGTTGGTTGCTGTATTCTATCCAGAAGTAGGCGTATATGTAGGCTACACTGAGATACAGGTAGGCTTCCTCGACTTTATCTTTGGAGCAGGTGAAGAGGTAGTTAAGTGGCAGTACGCACAAGGATTTGTAATAACACCACTAGATACACACATAGTATCAGCTATCGTAGGCTTATACTTTGGTGCAGGATTTACTAAGTAGGAAAACAAAATGACAACAATAGCTATATTTGATCAACCAATTCCGGGTCAGTCTTTGACAGGTGAACCTAAGAATAATCCTTGGGAACAACCAGCGCAGATGTCAGACGTAGAAGAAGTTACCATGTTCTACATAGGCAACATGGCTAACCAAGATGTAATAGATGATCTTGCTGCTGTATGTCAGACAGGCTTATCTCTCAAGCCCATAGTAGATACCATAGTAAGCGCTGGTAACATGAATGGTCTACACTCTGTAGATGTAGGTATGCTAGTCAAACCTATTATCCACACGTTCTTGAAGCAAGCTATTAAAAGCGTAGGCGTTGAGGTTTCAGATGATGGTAGAGATTATCAGAAGGAAGCAGAGGCTAAAGAGCTACAACGTTTCCAAGTTCTAGTGGGTGCATATCTAAAAGATAATCCTGACGATGGCACAGATCCCGGAAAGAGAATGTTAAGTGAGTTGGTTGAACAACAGCCAGAGGAAGAAGACACACCAGAAGAAGAGAAGCCCAAAGGCTTGATGGCGAAAGGTTAGTAATATGGGATTTGATTGGAAAGCATTTGCTGCAGCCTTCTTGGATAAACAAACAGAGGGCATCAGAGAAAGAAAAGACGAAGCCAAAGAATACGAAGAAGAGCAGGAAGAACTTGCAAAGGCTAACAGAAAAATCATAGCTGATAGAACTTTACTAGCAAGTGAGTATGGTCAGCTAGGTAAAAAAGCTATGGAGCTAGGTGCTACTAAAGAGCAAGTCATGGCTGCTATGGGTTCTGGTGCGCTGGGCATAAAAACTTTCTATGATAAACTTATAGCTGCTGCTAATCAAAAAGGTATAAGCACACTAGGTCCATCAGATGTAGAAGCTATCATAGATATGCCTGAAGTGTTTGAGGTTAATCCTGATTATATAGACATGAACCTTAATGAACTTGCTCAGATACAGTACGGTGCTAAAATGAAACCCGAAACTAGCCCAGCAGATGTACAAACAAGTGACAGTGTACTTGCCACTCTGTTTGGTGTAAATGCTATGGATCAAGCAAAGCAAAAGTTACAGGACACAAAGGCTGTGGGTGGTATGTCTATAGCTGATATCAACGAACTTGCTGCACAAGCAGAATACAATTCGTTGTTTCCTAACTTGGGTGTTAACTTCTTTGATAAAGAATTTTATGGACCAGAGGCAGCTAGTCAGTTCCTAAAAGATTTAGTTGAAATAGAAGCGGATGCAACAGTAGGAGCAGCGGCTGAAAAGCGCATTGAAAACGCAGGATTACAATGGCGTGACAAAATGAAAACAGAAAACCCCAATGAACAAACTGCAGCGTGGATAGCGGAACAAAAAAGATTAGAAAGAACAATGCTTGATGCTGAACAAGACATGAGAGAGTTGATTACTGCAGAAACGGCTGCAGCAGTTATTGAAGGTGCTATTGGTACGTATGGAGAGACTGGATTATTTGATCACGAACCTTCCGTAAATATAATGAGAAGAATTATGGGAGATGATTGGGTAAACAAAGAGATAGAATTAATTAAAAACTTTCGTCAACCAGAACAACCAGAGGAGACACAACCTGAACCGTCTAACGAACAACCTCCCAACACAGAACAAAATCAAGAAGAACAAACCCAAGAAACTACCGAAACGGAAACGTCCAATACAACTAATCAAGAAACGCAGATACCTACAGAAGAAAGAATCGAAGAAGTAGAAGTAAGCGTAGAAGAAAAGAAAGAAGCGTTACTTAATAAGACTTTTCCAACAAGACCAAGTAGGTTTAATGCTAAGAGAGTAGGTTGGGATAGAGACTATGAAGGTAAGGTAGATCCTGAGAATGGTAAAGTTATTATGGCTCCACCAAGACCTCCTGAAGGTGGAGAAAAAACTAAAGAGTTACCCTCTTACAATCAGTTTGGTGTTCTTAACGTTGGAAAATTTAGAAAGGTTACTGAAGCTGAGTACTGGGATGCTACGTATGGAGGAACCCACGATACTATGACAGGACTTCCTATAGGTTTGTACGAAATAATGCTTGGATTAGAGGACTAGTATGGCAAACTACCTAGAAGCTAAAAGAAATATACAAGAACTCTATAAGGGTTCTACTAGGTCTACTTTACCTGAAAGAGAAGAAGACTTCTACATAGATAAGAATGCTACGTTGAAGAAAGATGATCTTCTAAAGTATGAGTATCTAACTCCTATTCGTTCCTACATGATAGAACGTAAGGGTGTGGATTACCAAGATAAAAATGCTGAAGAAGTTGTTGAAGACTTTGTACAACACATGAGATACTTCAATGCTAATTCTGTAAGCACCACAGGTGAGCTTAGATTTATAAACAAAGCAAGCCAAAAAACAAAAGACACGGCTGGTAAAGCTTATCAAATATATGAACAGCTAGGTAATGTGTTCCAAAATGATGGAGCTATGGGTGCTGTTGATGGTGTAAAGGATTACATCTTTGCTGCAGCTAAAGACCCAACAAACTATTTAGGTTTAGTTACTGGTGGTCTTGGTAGGTTTCTTGCAGGTGGTTACTCACTGGCAGGTAAGAAAGTTATACAAGACGCAGTGAAGAGAGCAGGACTGCAAGCTGCAAGAGATGGTAAGAGTGCGTCACAAATTAGAAAGGCAGCAGAGAAAGCTGCAAAGCAAGCCGCTAGAAAAGCAGCAAGATCTGGACTATCTAAGAACCAATCAAAGAAAGCAGCAGAGAAAGTTACTCAAGAGGTTACCAAAGAAGGACGCAGAAACGTAATACAAAATGCTATGCAAAGAAAGCAAGCTGAGTTGTTTGACAAAGCAAGTGGCACAGCGTTAAAGGCAACACTAGTAGGTGATGCAGGATTTGCTATGCTACAGGACTCTCTAGCACAGAATACTTTGATGGAAGCTGGCGCACAGGAGCAGTACAGTAAAACACAAACAGCTTTCTCTTCCTTGCTAGGTGGTGTAGCAGGTGCAGCACAGCTAGGCTTTGGTAAGTTTCGTGGAGTATCAGAACTTCAAGAGCCTGAATCTACATTAGGAGATATTGCTAAGACTGTCATAGAAAATAACTCAGCCATACTATCTAGGAAAGATGGTAAAAAAGTTACTAAACAAATGTTAGCAGACATCGAAGCATGGAATGAAAAGGTAGACAAGGGATTAAAACTAGAAGCTGCTGTCATGCCATCTGATTTGTTCTCTACTATAATGCTAGGAACAGATGGTAAGGGTGGACTAGCAAAGCTAATGCATGATAGAGGTATGAAGATACACTCTAAAAAATTAACAGCAGATGTAGTAACTAATGTAGTTAGATTCCTACCTGAAGAAGACTTGATACAAATCAACAAAGCTATGGGTAAGTACACAAATCTGACACTAGGTGAGATAGGAGATACTAAGGGTATTGACTTAACAAATCTATTATCAAAGGATTCTAGTGAAGCAGGTAAAATACTTAATGTATTGTCACAGACAAAGAACATTGTTAACTCAGGCATCGTAGCTGCTGGCGATAAAGCTAAGAGAACTTTAGAGGATGATATAGCAGAAGCTACTGAAGAAGTAGACAAGATGAATAAGTCACAGCCTCTCAAGTACGGACAGTCTGTATGGAAACGTTTACTTGTTTCATCTCCTGCCACTACCATGATCAACGTTGCTGGCTTTGCTCAGTACTACGTAGGTCAGACTATGGCTGACTTGTTTAACTTTGGTCTACTAAGTTTTAAAGCACTAGCTCAATCAACTTATGATACGAATGCTGCTCGAACCACAATGCGACAGGCACGTGCTTACACACAAGTACAGGCACAGAAGTTCAGGAACTTGTTAGACCCTTACACTACACACGATGCATACATGCGTTTCTTAAATGATGCTAACAATGAGCAGGTACGTAAGAAGTTATTCGAAACTATGTCAGGTGGTGTAGAAGTTAACGCAGAAAGATTTGGTATTAATCCTGATAATAAGCTGTATAGAAACATAGAGGCTGGTGCTAACGCAGCAGCTAACATATCTGGTGTACGTATACAAGATAGCTTTACTAAGTCTCAGATGTTTATGACTGAGATGGATAAGTACATGCGTATAAACAAAGGTAAAAGTTTGAAGGAAGCTATGATAGCAGGGGATGAACCTGAACTAGAGGTTGTCCAAGGTGCGCTGGATGGCACACTAAAGTCTGTGTTCTCTAAGGACTACACAACAGAAGAGCAGCCAGAGCTATTAAGGACTGCTGCTAAGATGGCTGAAACTTTTTCCAACACTCCAGGTTTTGGTACACTTCTACCATTCGGTAGGTTCTTCAACAACGTTGTAGCTACAGCTTATCAGTGGTCATTCCTGTCTACACCAGAACAGTTCTTTAGGTTTGGTAGAACCATGTTCAAGCAAAACCCTGAAGCAACAGAGATGGATGCCTTTGCTCGTTATCTTGTAGGCAACACAGCATTGATGATGTCTATGCAGTATGACAACGAAAGAAGAGAGCAAGGTCTAGGTGTATATGAAGTAGACGTAGGCGGTGGTACTATTGTAGATGCCAAGAACACATACCCATTCTCTCTATGGCTTGCTGGAGGTAGAGTGCTGAACACCATGAGAAATGGTGAGCAAGTATCAGCAGACTTACAAAGAGAGATAGGTACACAGTTAGCTGTCGGTCAGCTTGCACGTGATACACAGTTTGCTAACGATATAAATAATGTACTAGATGTGTTGACTAACGTAGACATAGACAAGAGAGCAGCAGCTATAGATGGTTTGTATAAAGTAACTGGTAACTTTGCTGCAGGTTTTACTAGACCAGTAGACGTGGTTAACAAAGCTGTTGGTATGGCGCTGGGCAATGACACAGCTAAAGATGTACGTCAGGCTGAAGGTATCAATGCATTCTCACAAACTGCTACCAAATATGTTGACAACATAATAGAAGCATTGTTTGGTAAGATAGATAGTATAACAGGTGAAGAATTAGAGGTAGCCACCAGAGAGGGAGAGATATACGATCCTAATCCTTTTGCACGTATGTTTGGCTTAACAATAAAACCGGGTAGAACAGCTACAGAGAAAGTATATTCTATGGCTGACATGGCTACGTGGAAAGCTAGTGAGAGAACAAACCTACCTGCCTATGACAAGATCTTTAATGGTATGTTAGCTCCTATGCTTGAGACTTACACGCAACAATTACTAGACGATCCTAGATTCAAAGAAGCAAGCATAAAGCAGAAACGAGGTATGCTAAAGAAAAGAATGTCTGACGTTAAGGCCAAAGTACGAAGAGGTATAGAGGGAGGTTACGCTGGATATGATGCACGTGTATTAAACAACGCAGTAAAAGCTACTCGTAAGTACAGTAAAGAAACTAGAAGAGAAGCTTTGAAGATGTTGAAGCAAGACTATGGCATCACTGGACAGCTAGAAGATCTTAACTTTAAAGAACTAGAATTGTTTATGCGCTACGCAGAGTTCATCAAAGACGCAGAGGATGCAGTAGGTCGAATATAATTAGACTTCTCTAAGTACTCTACTGCTTTCTTTACACCCTCTAAGTTATCACCAAGTTTACCTATACCGTGATTACACTGTTCGCATAACCAACCTCTGAACTTTAGTGTTTCATGGCAATGATCTATGACTAGGCTTTTGTGTGAGCGTTGACCACAGCAATCACAGAAGTCTGTCTTCTTATGTCCGTGAACTTTTCTTAGTTCATCTCTTAACCTACTTTGTTTTCTTATACAACCCTTACACCTAGTGTCATAACCTGACTTATTAGTTATGGTTTTTGGAAATAGGTGTAGGGGTTTTTCTTTTTGACAGACCTTGCATGTTTGTAACTCATCCCCTTCGAGTATATTATACTGTTCCTCAAGAACAAACAAGTCTAGTTGCATCACACCTCCTGTGGTATCTGTGTACACCATACCCAGTATACAGCATCTTGCATGTAGTCGGGTCTAGTAGCCTCTAATGTTTTTCTACGTGCCTGTACTGCCTCTTGGCATTTGTCCAGTTCAAAGTAAATCTTTTGATCACTTAACACTGAGGGCTGTCCGTTAAATATAAAAGTTGCTACTAAGACCCACATCATATTCTATTCCTTTGCTTCGTAATACTGATCAACTTTTTCGTTGACCCAAGGTTCAAGATACTTCTCTGTTACACTGAATGTAGCAAAGAAAACTATTATTGCTGTTGCTATTACGTCCATATCTACTCCTATGTTATATCGACTACTTCACACACGTCACCAGTACAAGCAAACGTTTGACTGGACTTAGTGTTATCTTCTTTCTCATACTCTGACAGCTTGTTCCAGTCAATCTTCTCTGGCATACACGACAGTAGGTATTCATAGTCATGCTTACCACAGTCTTGATATGGTGCTTGCTGATAGGTATGATCTGAGTGTGGTAAAAATGACACACCTGACATTTCATCAAAGTGTTTATAAACGAATGC